TTTGAGTAAGTAATGCCGTTATAAGACACGTCCTCATCAATGCCGGCAAGGCACAAATCGTTTATGCCGTCATATTTTTCAAGCGTATACAAAAAGATAGGCGTATTTTCCCGCTTCGCCTTCTCTGACTTAAATGTGCTGTCGACTTCGCGCGGCATTATTTCACCTCGATAAATTCAAATTCAAAATCATATACTCCATATGCCTTGCGGCTAAACTGAAAACTATCCTCAACAAAACGGACAATGCATTCTGTCGAATCGTTCGGGTTTGTCCATGTAAACGCCATAAATGAGCCGAATTTGCTTTTGAAGAAATCCGAAACCTCTGTCATCTCCGCATGCATCCTGTTGTTAAACCTAAGCGTCCATTTACGCTGTGGATTCGCCCATTTGCGGCGTCTCTGCTCCGCGCCGTTCTCAAACTCCGAAACAAGCGTCTTATATTCCACTGCCTCATCAATAAGAAAATCCGGCAGATATGTGAAATCACTCATGTGTAACTCCTGATTACCGAACGGATCTTGCCGTTGTTATAAATGTCATCGGCAATGGCATTTGATAACATCTTGCGGTTACGCCAAACATCTTGAGCATCCCATGCCTGAATGACCTGATTCACATTTATGGTTATGCTCCCCTTTGCCGACTTTCCTTCATTTAAAGATTTCAAATTTTCCGATCCGCCTAACGCGCGCATGCCCCGTCTGGATAAAACCCCTTCGCCTGTCTGCGCAACAATCGGCACCTCATCAATCGCAAGACCAGCATGCGCCCTTATGGGCAAAATCTCCCCGCCAGAGTGATACACCATCCCACCCTGATGGAAAAATGGGATCATGCCCGGGAAAATCGAACCTATGGTTTTAACAAGGATCATCTTGGCGAAAACTTCTGCCAAGACTTCCAGCATCATATTGCCAAGTTCAGCAAAGTAATCTCTAACATCATCGATCTGGCCTTTGAAAGCATCGCTAAAGAAGTGTTTAAACACCACACCCAGCGATCTTGCTGTCCCTTCGGCCATAGACTGAATCGCGTCAAATTTCTGCGCTACTTCCTCAATCTTGATATCCTTGCCTAAGTTTTTAAGGGCATCGATGAACCCGGCAATCGCGTTCTTTGCCTTGTCATATCCTTTAACTAAACTGCCTTCGCCGGTCACTAAGACGTTTGATATCTTATTGCCAACTCTATCCATTTCCATATCAGACGCTTTAATAAGACCTTGAAGATTATCCCGAAACGCCTTGATATGCTGTGACGCTTCGCGGTACGGTTCGCCTAACTTTCCCGGAATCTTCCCCAAAACCTCGTAGAATTTCTCTAAGCCAAGAGCCAGATTGTCGAACCCGATCAAAAGGTATTTGATCAGCTTCACGAAACCGATATAGACCATCTGACAAGCAATCTCGATCGCATTCAGAACCGGCACCGCCACGTTCCTAAACTTCAAGAAGATAACGATAAGTCCCGCGACTACCACCGCGATCCCCACCAGCCATGGATTCGCCAAAGCAAACAAGGCAAATTTTCCGACTAGATCAAGAATGATTCCTCCGAGCCGCGTAAACCTGCCAATCAAAGACAATACGACCCCGCCCAGCGCCAAGAATATTCCGCTCATGGCAATTGACTGAACAATTAGACCCTGCGTCGCTGGCGACAAGCTGTTCCAAATATTGAGCAAATTGCCAAACACATTGGCCACCTGATGCACAACCGGCACCAATGCCTCTGCGATGCTCACTCTTAAGCCAATGAAGGCGTTATCAAGACGTTTTAGTTCGTTGGAAACGGACAGCGAATACTTCTCTGCGGATTTGAAGGCGAGTGCCAAGGGGCCCGTCAACGCGCCGCCCATGAAGATAAGATTCTGGCCGACCTGTGATATTTCGCGGCCGACCTGACGCATAGTCCCGCCAAGCTGTTTGCAGGAATTGGCGAACTTCTGGATATTCCCCTCGATTCCCTGCAGACGCTTCGTGACCTCGTCTTTTAACTTCATCACAATCTCAAGTTCACGATTGGTAGGCATCTACTCCTCGCTCTCTTTCATACGCGCGATCTCCCGCTCGATTAAAATGACCGCCTCAACAAACTTCGCGGGTTGATCCAGCCAACCGCCGGGATTAGGAAGATATCCTTTGATGAAGAAAAAATACGCGCTTAGATATTCAACGCTTTTTCTTTCGACAAGTATTCTTGGACATCGAGTAAACTCCCAATCGTTTAATTTCCACATCCCGGGGATCGGCGAATCGGTCTCACAACCCCGCTCAGTCTTTTGAGCGTCTGAGCATTTGTGGCAGTCCAGCTTGAACTTATGCAACCAGACCGCCAGTGTCAGTTTTTTGCTTCTTCCCCGATCAGTGTGTTTTCAGCCAAGATCACCTCGGCCAGCTCATCAATCAACGCCTTGGGAAACATCGAAATGATCTCATCCGACAAGACGTTATAATTCTTGCCGTTCACCGGCATAGACACAGTGTCAAACTTGACCGGCTTCTTATCCCTCGGATCGAGAAAATTCTCCAACCCTTTAAGCCCGAACTTCACAACCATAAGGTTGCGCTTTGAAGCGTTGATGTTAGCCTTGGCCGGATCTTTAGGGTTCTTTGAACTGAACTCAAAACTGGTCGTCTGATCCTCAATGAATGCCCTTAAATGAGAATCAAGAAGACCAAGATTAAAAACAGTAGGATTGCCCGCGTCAGAATCCAGCTTTGATTTGTAAGGTTTGCTTTCATAAATATTTATCCCCGTAAGCATGTTTTATCCTCCTCGTTAAAGTGCCAAGATTGTTATTTCATCATCGCCCGGCGTAACTGAGCCATTAAGACAAAATGCGCTCTTTGCCAGTTGAAGACCGTCTCTGTCTTCGTCCTCGACTTTCGTGTACTGCGCCTTAGGAACGTAAATCCTGAACTTGTTCCCTGCCACTGAGCCGATCGTGCAGTCAATAATCATCTCTGTGCCTGAGAACCATTTAGTATGGAAATCGTAGGTCGCCACTGCCACCATCTCCGGATTAAACGAGCCAGTGACGTTGCGGCCAGTGAGAGCAAACGACATTACACCACGCACATCATTAACATCATCTCGGACTGCCAAGTTGTTTCCAATATCGATATCCATCTCGCCTATCTTGGCCGAATAAGCGTCAACCGAGAAAAGCGCGTTCATGAATACCGGCGGTTTAGTGCTTTCATAAGTGACGCTTGCCAAAAATGCTGTGTCGGCAACCCCTGCCTCGACTCCCTGAAAGTCGAGATCCATCATGACCGGCTCTCCGGACTTAAAACCTAACTTCACTTTTCCGCGCGATCCCTTGATGAGTTTTCTGACCCCGTCCTCATAACTGCCTTGCGTCAAAGACGGAATGTTGTCCGAAATGAGCTTGAATTCATTGCCGATCGTAGAAGGCACGGACGAGGTTGTAGCGGTCGCGGTCGACGTTCCGCCAGTAATAACCTCACCACTAACAAACGTCCCTGAAACCACGACAAACATAACCGCAGTCGCGCCGTTTGCGGTATTGATAACTACTCTGCCCTTGGCCGCGGATGTGCCGCCGGTAATTGTTTCGCCATGCTGAAAGGGTCCGTTGGTAATCGCCCCGATATTCATGGACTTAAGCGCATTTACCCCAAAACCGCATGCCTGAAGCAACTTGCCCCATTCAGGAACCGTTGCCGCCGCACCGGATCCTCTTAATTCCAGACGATATGAAATACCGGCTGTGCGCTTACCCGGCGTTTTACCGATATTAGAGAATGACGGACGCGCGGGATTGCGATCAAACATCGAAACATCAAAACTCACCTTCGGGTTATAAACCAACAACTTTGCGTCAGCGGCCGCGAGCGTTTCAGCGGTACCCTCAACCGCTTCTATCTTGGCGGCAAGCTGTCTTTTGCGCGTTAACATGACTTTCCTCCTTTATCCCGAAACCTCGGGGTCATCTTGTTTGTGCTGATAAATAATTTCCAATTCCATAACCACACCTGCCTGCGGCTGACCTTCCAAGGTTTCAAACAAAACATTCGACTTGATATTCGTATCCTTCGCAAACCCGCCGCGAGTGATATCCTGCATAGTCGCCTTTTCGATATCGCCCAAAAGACTGTTCAAAATCGTATCGGTCGCCTGCATATCCGCCGCGTCTTGCCTTGTCCAGACATCCAAATAAACCGTCAACCGGCACGTCATAAACGGATTCGGCGTGGGATTCTTTTCCTCGGGCCCAGCATTAATGACAATGCACGGCACGCTAAG